ACCTCTGACTCCGGGTAGCGCCGCTGGCCGCCGACCGTGCGGCGGAAGCGGAGCTTGCCAGCCCTGGCCCAGTCCGCGACGGTGCGCGTGTCCACGCCGAACAGCCGTGCCACTTCCGAAGGGAGCATCAGCCGGCTGGTATCCGGTTCGCGCGTGGTCTCCAAGGTTTCCGCCTTCTCGGGGTTCAGCGGGTCTTCCGGTTCCACTGTATAGAGCCTACGGAATCTTGTCTACGGCATCTGTCACTATCTCTCGCGTCCATAGGCCCCTACACTTGCTGACATGCGCGGTTACGAGAAAGGGACGGACGTCGCGGCCGAGATCGCCGCGATGCGGTCGGCGTTCGTCCATGCCGTCGCCGCGCTCAGGGCGTCACCTGATGCCGAGCAGGCATTCCGTGACGCCAGTGCCCTAGGTGACGTGGTTAAGCAACTGGAGGCCGAGAGCGCGGCCTTCCGCGCCTACCTCGCCGCCAAGATGGCCGATGCCAGCGGCATGACCATGGGCCAGCTCGCCAGGCTGCTCGGCATGTCCCGCAGCCGCGCCGCGCAGCTTGTCGCCGCAGGACGATCTAAGGAGGACCCAGTGACAGACCCCGGAACCGAACCAGAACCCGCATCGGTCGCACTCGCGATCATCGCCGCTGACGGCAAGATCCTCGTCGGCCGCCGCCACGACCGCATCCCGCCCTGGACGTTCCCGGCAGCCGAGATCGAGCCGGGCGAGTCCCCGGCCGCGGCGGCGAAGAGAGCGGTCCAGAAGGAGACCGGCCTGAACGCCACCGTCGACCACGTCATCGGGCGGCGCATCCACCCCAAGACCGGCCGCCTGATGATCTACATGGAGGCCACGGCCGATGGCACCGACACGTCAGTGAGCGATGCCGATATCGCGGAGGTCAGGTGGATCGACCTGGCCGAGGCTGACCAGCTGATGCCGGACATGTTCCCCACGGTGCGCCAGCACCTAGGCCGCGTACTCGGCTCCTGACCAGCAAGAGAGACGGCCCGCTCACACTCGCCGTGGGCGGGCCGCGCGACCGAAACGAGGCGCAATGAAGGCGGTGACTCAATGACCGAAGCGCCCGCGCAGCAGGTGTCGGCAGATGATGAGCGCGCAAGTTGGCGCAATCCAGCCCACCTGCTTGACGGTCTTGAGTGCGAGGTCCGGCGCGTCTTTAGTGACAACGAGGACCACGAGAGCGCAGAGTGGCACGCCGAGGTAATGCTCTGCATAATCATCCCAGAGTTGCGGGAAGTGCTGCGCGAGGCCGGGCTGGATATCCCGGCATACGGGCCTTTCAGTGCCCATCGCAAAGAACACGCGGCGGCGGAGCGGGCTGCGGAACTGGCGGCCGAAGAGGCCCGTGAGACCGCACTCTACCGCTGGTGGGACGAGGCGGATCTGCTGCTCTACGTCGGTATCGCCGGGAACTAAGGGGCACGTGAAGGGCTCGTCATGGATGGAGTTCGTGGCGCGATCCTCTGTCGAGCGCCACCCTTCCCGTAGTGCTGCGCTCGCCGCCGAGACGGCAGCAATCAAGGCCGAGCATCCCCTGTTCAACTTCCAGCACAACAACACCCCGGAAGCGCGGCAGCGGCTGATCGAGTACCTGATCAAGCACGAGCGCCTTGATTTGCTCGCCCCGGCAGTGTCGCGAGGGTAGTTCTCCCCCCGTTTCGGGACAACGGACATCGAATGACAAATCAGGCGCACAGCACAAGCCTGCCGCCTGACCCGAGTGAGAGGCTGAGACCATGACCGAGACTGAGACCGTGACCGACGCATGGAATGACCGCAAGATGTGGGGGACCGGAGACCTGGCCCTGTTCCTCGACGGCAGCGAGAGCAGCTTCACCGGGATGCTGCTGGTCCTGATCGCCAAGGCCCAGTCCACCCCTGAGAACTTCTCGCGGCTGGAGCTCGCGTTCCCCCGCGCGGTGAAGGCGTGGAAGACGTGGCAGTCCATGTCGCCCACGCCGACGTTCCGGGAGCTGCGGGAAGCGCTGGACGCCGCCGGCGAGGATGAGCCGCGGGCTACCGCTGTGGCGCTGCTGGAGCGGATGCGCGAGGTACGCGGCCACATCGAGGACATGGGCGAGGATGAGCGGGTCTTCATGCTCGGCGCGCTGACGGGCGCGCTGGAATCGGCGCTAGGCCGGGGCTGAGACACGCCCCGGTCACGAAACCGGCTCGATCCGGCCACCCTGGTATCTGCCCTCCCCGATAGCGCATCCTGAGTCCATGAACCGCAGCCGCACGTTAATCCTCACCACAGCCCTCGCCGTCGCCGCCCTGTCCGGCTGCGCCGGCACGGGAACTACCGCACCGGGAGCCCCCGCCACCCCGTCCCCGCCGGCCACGTCCGCGGCCCCGTCACCGACGCCGAGCCCGACGCCGAGCCCGGTGCCGACCTGCCTGACCGACTCCTGCGTCGCCGCGCTGATGGACCGGACCCTGACCGGGTTCGTCGCCAAGGACGAGGACGTGGCCACCAAAGTCACGTGCGAGGCGTCCAGCGTGCGGCACACTCCCGGGGTGTGGACGGCGGCGTGCACCGTGCGCTACTCCTCGGGGCAGGTCTGGAGCGGGCACGGGAACTGGGTGGTGTCCACGAGGGAAGTCACCTTTGAGCCTGAGACGGAGATCGGCGGCGGGTAGGAGGGGGGGCACTCGCCGCGCCTTTTTGCGGGATAATCGGGGCCGTGCTCACCGATGCGACCACCGCGAGCGGAGTGCGGCGCGCTATCTCGGAGTCGGGCCGCTACCGGTGGCGTGACCCTGCGCGGGTAAGGGACGAGGCCGGGCTGGAGCGGCTGCGGGAGGCCCTGGACGCGCAGGCCGGATTCTTCCCGCAGGCAGAGTGGACGCCGGAGCGCCGGGAGCAGGCCGCGGAGACTGCAAGACAAGCGGCGGCGAGGAGGAAGGCCGCGCCCGCTCCCGTCGCCGCCGCGGATGAGCCTGAGCCAGAGGCCGTCCCCGAGCCTGCCCGCTGCCGGAAGTGCACGTACCCGCTCGGCTCTGTCGGCCATGCGACGAGTTGCGGTTCCGTGACCTGATGCCCGCATAGCGGTACAGTCCGTGTCGTGCAGGCGATCCCCGAGGGAAGGTCACGCGATGGGCGGCGACGGAATCGAGTTCGGCCCGTGGGTCAAAAGCTCCCTGAGCTTCGCCAACGGCAACTGTGTCGAATGCGCGACCTTCCGCAAGGCATCGGCTAGCGCGAGCAACGGGCACTGCCTGGAGGCTGGCTCCTGCTCCCACGGCGTAGCTGTCCGCGACACCAGGGACCGCGGCGGGCCCGTGCTGGCCTTCAGCGGAGCGGCCTGGGGCAGGTTCCTCGCCGGGGTCAAGCGCTCGTGACCGTCTCCGGGTGGCGGAAGTCCAGTTACAGCGTCGGCGCCGGGGAATGCGCCGAGGCCGGCTCCTGCCGTCACGGGGTAGCGGTCCGGGACTCCAAGCTCGAGGCTTCCCCGGTGCTCGTCTTCGGCAGCGAGGGATGGGAGCGGTTCACGGCCGCCGTGAAGTCCGGCACCGTGCCACACTGAGGCCGTGACCAGTGCACTAGAGGACCGCGCGGCCCCCGTCTCCCCGCGCCTCGCCGCGATCCTTGACGGAAGGCTCCCGCCGGACCCCGCGGAACTGGGGCGGCTGGAGGCCATGCTGGCTGAGCCGGAGCCGGCGGGAGGATGAGGCCCGTGAGCGGTCACCGTGACATCCCGGACGAGGTCGTGGCCCGCGCCCAGCTGTACGACTACGAGCACTTCTGGGGAGACCGCCAGGCGTACGGCACGCCCGGCGGGCAGTGGGGGGCGGTGCCGCCCGACCAGGTACGGCGGCTGCTCTGGGGAGCGTACGGCGGGGCGGTCCCCGTCGCCGTGGAGGATGAGCCGCGCCCGGCCGCGTTCCTTGACGAGCACGACCTGGCCGCCACCGGGATGTACGAAGACCGCGGCGAGGGGGCGTGATGGCCTGGCCGGCCGCCACTGGCGATGCCTGCGCGTGCGACCGCCCGCTTGAGCCGTGTCCCTTCTGCGGTGAGCTGACCTGCCTCGCCTGCGAGGACTGGGAGCGTCACCACAGCTTCCGGGGCTGGTTCGGGCGGAACTGGCGGCGGTACGTCAGCAAGTGGTTCGTGCCGTGAAGCGCCCGCGCGGCCAGTGCTCAGCCTGCCGCTACCGCTGGAGGCTCCGCCGCGACGGGACGGTACAGCCCCACCTCCTGTACAGCGGCAGCGAGGCATGGGAATGCGAGGGGTCGGGGAGGCCGGCTCGTGCTGCTGGCGTTTCGCCAGTCCCCTCGTCTCGTCAGTAGCAGCCAGTAGGAGCCTTGGGGCTGTTAGTAGGAACCTTTGGTCCCGATGGATACACCTTCCTTACCTCGCTTGCGCTACCGCGATACCGCGCTATCGTGGTGAGCATGGAACCACAGGCTATGACCGTCCGGCTTCCGGGCGAACTCTACGAATGGCTGCGGCGCGAGGCGTTCGAGACGCGGGAGCCGATGAGCGTCATCATCATCGCCGCGATCAGTGAGTACCGCGCACGGGCCAGCGCTCGCGGCGGGGAGATTCACCACGCCGATGGCGACCCGCGCAACAACGACCTTGGCAACCTCGAAGTAAGGGAGAGCGAACGATGATCGGCAACGGATACTGGTCGACGGGAATCTCCGTCTGGTACGCCTACTCGGGCCAGGGACGGCACGGATGGGCCGCGAAGGTCGAGTACTACGACGACGGCTTTTGCAGCGATGACGCCGACACGGGACAGGTGTCCACCGAGGGCACACTGCGCACCGAGGGCGAGCTGGGTACCCGCTACGCCGTCCAGCAGGGGGAGGCGGCCGACGCGCTCACCGTGGTCATCGACGTGATCAAGGCCGACGCGGAGCGGCTGGGCATCCGCTGGGGCGTCGACAGGGCCGTCCCGCCGTCCCTGTACTACCGGGGTGATGGCGAAGACGAGAACTACCCGCCGCCCGATGGCTGGCGCGAGACGCTGGCCGCGCAGTCAGAACGGATCGGCTGGCGACCGCTGTACGTCGAGCTTGCCCCCGAAGTCACGTCAGGAGACCCGCAATGAGCACCACCGAGACCACCGCGATCACCTACCCGAACCGCGAGCACGAGAACGCGGACAAGGCAGCGGCGAGAAGGGCGCTGGCCGCCCTCGCCGCGATCGAGGACCAGGTTGCCGTCCTGCGCGCCAAGATCGAGCACCGGAACTACATCTACGGCAGCGACACGAACCAGATCACCGATAATGCGCGGGCGCTGACTGAGCACCTTGCCATCCTGGAGACCCTCCGCGATGTCCGGGAATGGCACGCTGCGGACACGGCCGAGAGGAACGGAGGCCCGTCATGACCGAGACCACCGCCACCGCACACCGCGAGTACAAGCTAGCCGCTGACCCCGCGAGGCGCGGCCCCCGGCAGATGCGGGAGATCTTGGAATTCGCGGACGGCGACCGCTCCGTGATCCTGATCGTGGATGACCGCGACGCGATGGACGTGCTGGAGGCTTTGCGCCGGGTGTACCAGCAGGGCCGGGAAGACAACGCGGCCATGCTCGAAGCCGAGGGAAGGCTCCGGACGACCGGCTACACGCATGACATCGAGGGCGCGATCATCGCCGTCCCGCTCAAAACCGGCACCGAGGGAGAGAAGCCCGATGCCTGACACTGGCAGTCCCCGGAACTACCGCCAGAAGTCATGCCGTAGCTGCGGCAGCCCGTTCACGCCCACGGGACCGCGGAGCGAGCACTGCGGGGCATGGCCGGCATGCACGAGGCCGGCAGCGACCGAAACGGGAACGCCGGCGGTGCCGGTCCCCGCCACAAGCGGCGCGGCGTACGGCCGACGCTACACCAGGAGCGAGATACGGGAGCGGCGGCGCACGATGACGCAGCACATCGCCCTGACGCGGCGGCGGATCGCTGCGCTCGCCAGGATGGAAGAGGGCATCGCGGAACTTGAGCAGGCCGAGCGGGAACTGGAAGCGATACCCGAGCCGTGCGGCACCGGGTGGCCCGGCTGAGCCCCCTTCTCGTCGCCGCGATTTTCCTTACCGGACGGCAAGCCCGGCCTTACCCCGCAGTGAGATTGCACGTGTCGCAATAGCGCAACTTGCGCCGGCAGGGTTCACTGGTTGGCAAGTGCCGTCGCGGGGAGCGGCGGAATGGAGGGGCTTCGTGGAGGATCCGGCCGTGCTCCGGTGCCTTGACGCCTACCGGAGGGCGCACCCCGGCGAGATTGTCGGCGCCATCGGGCGCGGGCTGTGGCAGGCAGTCATACCCGAGGGCACCGGGGAGCGGGTCATTACCCGCCCCGGGCTGGCCGAGCTGCTCGGCGTGCTCGGGGCGCTGGGGGCGCAGGCCCGGTAAGTTCGCGGCGGCGGCGGGGACGATGCACAGCCCGCGGCGCCTGTCCCCGCGGGGGCCGGGAACGCGAGGGCGGCGCGGGAGCCGCGCGGCCAGGTCCGCCGCGCGGTCCTCCGCGTCCCGGGCCGCCCTCGCCACGGCCCCGGCACCGAGGGCGAACGCGGCGCCGGCCGCGCTGGCGGCCACGCAGTCCAGCAGGGCACCCAGGCCCTCCCCGTCGCCTGCCCTCACCGCCCTCAGCGTGGCCCGGACATCCCCGAGCAGGTGATCGAGCACGCGGACATCCGGCAGCGCTGCAGCGGCAGTCCTCATACGACCGGGTTCCCTCCCCTGGCGGCGCACGCGCAGGCGGATTCAGCCTCCGCCCTCTCTGGGGGGCGGGTACGGGAATGATGATCCGTTACGGGTGCCTCTAGCAGTTTCAGGCGGTACGCCCGCCTATGTGAGGGAACAGGACAGAATGTTACCTGCGCGTTACCGGAACCTTAACGAAAGCCCTGGCCCTATGGTAACGCCGGTAAGCCAGTTGCGGCTGTTAATGCCGAGTCGGCGTTGCCCTCGTCGCGGAGCCGGGCCGCGCGCTGCGCCATGTGCAGGGCCGTCATCCATATCGCCTGGCTGACCCGGCTGGCCTCGTCGGGGCCGATCGCCATCTCGCGGGCGACATCCCAGCCCGCCGCATAGCCCGCCTCGGCGGGCACCAGGTCGTGCAGCGGGAACATGTCGGCACCGTCCGGACTGGGGTTCCCGGCCTCGCGGAGGGTTTCCCAGCGTGCCCGGATCGCGGCGGTGAACGGCTCGGCGGCGACGATATCGGCCGCCGAGTAGCCCCCGCCGGGAACGGGCTCGGGGCGCCATTCAGCGTCGGCGACTGCCAGCGCCTCCAGTTCCCGCGCGGCATCAGGGCGCCCGCCTTCGGCTGCCAGCCGTCCGGGCGGTACCTGGACGGCCTTCGCCATCCTGGCTATGGTCCGGGCCGGGACATCGCGGACGAGTCCGTAAGAGCCGCCGCTGAGGGACTGGTATCCCTTGACGACCTGCCGCCACCAGCCCTCGCTGATGACTGCGCGGCGGGCGGCCTCGCGGACCGAGAGCCCGGCGTCGTGGCGGCAGGATTCGATGAGCACGCCCTCGGGCGGCGGATCGGGAGGGGTATTCACGGGGGCCACCTTCGCATAACTTCGCACCCTTGTCTAATACCCCCCGCGATAAGTGTGCGCTAAGTGCGAAGCGATGTCACGACCCTGCTGCGAAGTTCGCGCGTAGTGCTTGACTGTACGCACCACTTCGCACTAGCTTTGGCTCATGGATGAACGCCCCCGGCGCAAGCCCCCGAAAGACCCCCTCGACCATGAGCCCGAGGCGGTCGCCTGGGCACGCGAGAAGGCGGGACTGACCAGGGCGGCGCTCGCCGCGAGGATCGGCGTCTCCGCCGGCCTCATCACGGAGATCGAGAAGGGCACCCGCAACGCCACCCCGGCGCGCATCCGCCAGCTTGCCGAGGCGCTGAACTGCCCGGTGGTCGTGCTGGAGCGCAAGCGCTACAGCGCCCCGGCTGCCGCGAATGGCGAGCCCGAGACGGCGGGCGCAGCGGCCTTAGAGACGAGTTAGCCCCGGTGCTCAGAACACCGGGGCGTGCGGAGCGCACAAACCGAATAGTAACAAACCACTCAACGGAGCGCATCAATGACACTCACAGACCTAGCCGGGCGCACCCCGCGGGAGACGGCGCAGTACGAGGCCGACCACGGCGCGACCGCGGCACTGGCCATCGGCTTCCGCCTGCTCGCCGCCCACGTCAAGGCCCACGGCACCGGGGACATGGCGATCCTGGGCCGGACCCGGATGCCCGAGCCCCCCGCGTGGAAGATCGCCGTCTTCGGCGGCACCGACGACGAGCAGCGGGCACGGGTGGACGCCTGGGCGAGGCGCCACGGCGTCACCGCGCGCACAGATGAGGCCAGCGGCCACTACGAGGCAGCCGTCTCGTTCGGGGCCGTGAGGCTCGTCGCCTACATGATCCCGCAGCGGGTCATGGATGACCGGCTGGCCGGGGCGAAGGAGCGGCGCGAGGCCATCCGCCGCGAGGTCGCCGGGCAGCATGACGCGATCACGGCGGGACGGAGGCCGGCGGCATGAGCAGCGGCACAAGCTCGTCATCGTCGGGCGGCATCGGCTTCACGGGCCTGCTGACGATCGTCTTCATCGTCCTCAAGCTCCTGCACAAGATCGCGTGGGCATGGTGGCTCGTGCTGTCGCCGCTGTGGATCGCGGCGGCGATCGTGCTGCTCGTCATCCTGGCGATCATCGTCATCGCGGTGGTGAAGCGATGACCGGCACGACGACCGCCCTGATCTGCATCGACTGCGGCAAGCCCGTCCACCCGGTCCACGGGGGAGAGGCCTGCGGGCTCTGCGGGAACCCGGTCTACTACCACGACTCATCCGCGGACTCGCTGCGGTGCCCTGGCACCAGCCCGCATGTCCGGGCAGCGGACCCCGGCCCCGCAGCCGCCCGCGTATCGCCGTTCGCCGGGAGGTCGGTCACCGACGGGACCATCCCGGCCGGGCGGGGCGGCCCCCGCCTAGCCGCGCTCTCGGCAGCGATGAAGAAGGGCAGGACGGCATGAGCGACTACCCGGCAGTGCAGAAGGCGCTCGCAGGGGGCGCAGACCCCGCGATGCTGTGCGCAACCTGCCCGTGGGACCGGAACTGCATCACGCCGCCGACGATGACGAGAGCCGAGGTCGAGGCCCGCATCGCGGACGCGGCGGCGAAGGACGAGGCGGAGCAGGCCGCCGCGGAGCTGGCCGGGGTGAATCCCGGCCTGCCGACGGCAACGCTGGTCACCCTCGCCGCCTACGCCGGGCGCGACCAGTCGGCCCCCTGCTGCCCCGTGTTCGCGATGCGGCTGCGGACCAGCACCGGGCGCAAGGCGGCGGAACTGCTCAAGGACTCCATGCAGAAGTGGGATGACGACAAATGAGGGCCGCAGCGAGCGCGATCCCCGGGACGGGGCTGGACTGGATCCTGTTCTGCATCGGGGTCATCGCCCTGACGGGGATCTGGCTCGGGGCACTGGCCGTGTATCACCGGCTGGAGGAACGGGCCGCCGGGCGGGAGGACGGGCAGCAGCAGGGACCGAGGCACGCGGCACTTCCGAGGCGTCCCGTCCCGGCCCATGCCGCGCGGACCCCGCTGGACACCACGACCCTGCTGCGGACCGTGCCCCCGGAGCCGAAGGGCCGCGACCTGCTCGCCCACGTGCCCGAGACCACGGACGCCCAGTGGGACGCGATGCTCGCCGGGCACCGCCAGCGGCCCCGGGCGCCGAGGACCGACATTGCCACGCTGGCCAGGGTCCGCGACCGGCTCGCCGCGCAGCCGGTCGCGCCGCTTCCCGTCGCCGGGCGGCTGCCGGTGCTCCCGGTACCGGTGGCCCCGCCCGGAGCGGCCCCGGTGCCCGTGTGGGCCCCGCCCGCTCCCGCGACCCTCGCCGAGCTGGTGCAGTCCGCGCCCCCCGCGCCCGTGGAACCGCCGACGCTGACCGGCGAGCGCGACATCTCCGAGACGGCCGAGGCAGCCTTTGCCCCCGTCCTGGAACTGGAGGACGTCGGCGGGTACATCGCTGACCTGTTCCGCTCGGCCGAGCACAACGTGGCCGGCCTGATCGCCGCTGAGCTAGGCGGCAGCGACGAGGACGGGGAGGGGTCAGAGTGAGCACCGGACAGCACCCGCTCCACAAGGCGTACGCCGACGCGCTCGACGCGGGCGGACCCGCCGAGATACCGGTGGGCCGCACGGTCCTGTGCGACATAGACGACACGGACCTGACCGACGACCCGCGAAGCGGCGGCTACATGTTCGGCTCCTACGGCGTCGGCCCGTGCTGTGCGGAACGGCACGAGGCGACGGTGAGGGGCTACCACGAAGAGGACTTCATCATTGCCCGCTGCCCCGAGGGCGTCAGCTTCGCCGACTGGATCCGGGGCCTGCGCGGGCCGGATGCCGCGATCAGGATCACGCCGGGCCTTCCGGGGTGGCAGTCATGACCGCCCCGGCCGTATCCCGTGCTCCCGTCGCCGCGATCCTGGACCCCGAACGGCTGCCGTGGCTCACCCGGATGCTCTACATGGGCACCAGCGGGCCGATGGACCAGGGAGCCTATGACCGGGCGGCCGTCGATGCCACCGCCATCATCGCGGGCGGCACCTGCCCGGCCCCTGCCAATCACCGGCTGCACACCGTGCACCTGAACGAGCGGTGCATGGCCTGCGGAGGTGCCCGGTGAGCGCGGGGACCGGGCTGCGGGACATCATCCCCGCCAGCCTTGACGACGCCACTGAGCACCGGGACGGCTCAGCCGCCATCGCTGCCGGGTGGATCGCATGGCGGGCCGCGATGAACACCCCGTGGCCCTCCGCAGGCGAGTACGGGATCGCCCGTGCCGTGGCCGCCCTCCGTGACGCCCTGGACCTGTACGACGACATCCGCGACGGGATGGTCCACAACGAGAGCGCGTACCCGGAGACGGCCGATGAGCCGGAACCGGTCACCGCAGCACTGGAGCAGGCCGCACGGGATGCCGCGGACCTGGCAACTGACCTGAACCTGATCATGCGCCGCTGGTGCGGCGGGGACATCGCGGCGCCTGGGAGCGCCGCGCGAGGGGGGAACTGAGAAATGACCGCAACCGAACTGGTGGGCCCGCTCCGGCCTGTCCGCTATGCCACAGGCCGCACTCAGTGGCGCGACCTGCCCCGGAACACGCTGGACATCCGCTACGCGGCATGCGGCAATCACCACCTGGCCTGCGACTGCCGCGAGGCCATGCTCGCCGAGGACATCGGCGAATGGCGCGCGATGTTCCGCGAGGTGGAGCAGGTCGTCCTCGCCGCGATCAGGGGCCACCAGACGTACGCCTACACCGGGACCGATGACTCCGGGTGGAGCGGCGAGGACGAGTTCGCCCAGTGCAAGTGCCAGGCGTGCGAGATCGCCCGCTCGGCGCACATCGGGTTCAGCGAGTGCATGGGACAGCAGCGCGCGGCGTACGAGCGCCTGGCTGCCGAGTCCCGCGAGCGCCAGCGCGCCGCCTTTGCCGCTATCTACGACGGCACGGATGAGGTGCCATTCTGATGGCCGGCGTCCCGATCCCGGCGGCGACCGAGGCCGAGTGGCTGGCTGCCCGCGCCAGGGGCGTCACGGCATCCGAGATCGCCATCGTCCTGGGGCTTGCCCCAGCCGACTGGCAGAGCGCGTTCAGTCTCTACCACCAGAAGACCGGTGACCTCCCCCCGGCCGGGGACAGCCTTGAGCTGCGGGTCGGCCGCCACTTCGAGCCGCTGGTCTGCGAGCTGTTCGCGGAGCGCTATCCGGGACTGCAGGTCCATGGCAACGGCCGGACGCTCTACGCCCACCCCGGCCGGCCATGGCAGATGGCCACGCCCGACCGGCTGCTCAGCGAGTCGTGGTCCGGGCCCGTCGACGGCCCGGACCTGATCGAGGAAGTCACGCACCCGGTCGGCGTGCTGGAGGCCAAGACATCGGCGTCCTATGAAGGCTGGGGCGAGGAGGGCAGCGACGACATCCCGGTCCACTACCGGTGCCAGGCCCTCTGGCAGATGGACGTAATGGGCGTCAGCGCCGCGTCGGTGGCCTGCCTGTTCCTGCACTCCCGCAAGCTGCGGGTCTACGAGCTGACCATGGACGACGCGGCCGGGGCCGACCTCAAGCTCATGCGCGAGGAGGCCGAGGCGTTCCTCGACCGCATCGCGCGGCGCGACGAGCCCGACGTGGACTGGCGCCCCGCCACGGCGGACGCGCTCAAGCGCCTCAACGAGGGCATCGAGGACCGGGACATCACCGTGGGCCGCCAGATGGCCCGCTCCTACCGGGCCGCGCAGCGCCGCTGCAAGGAGGCCGAGCGCCGCAAGGACCTCATGGCCAACCGCGTGCTGCAGGCCATCGGCACCGGTCACCGGGCACTCGACCCGGACGGGAAGCCGGTCGCGACCCGCAGCGTCTACGAGGACCGCCGCGTCAGCGGGCCGCTGGTCCGCGAGAGGCACCCCGCCATCGCCGCCGAGTGCACCGTCACGAAGGACGTCACCAAGCTCATTCCCGCCAGGGGGGACAAGTCGTGACCACTCAGACCGTCGCGAGGGCGATGGAGAAGCGCGACACCGGCATCGACAAGCTGATGTGGAAGAACGCCCGGCACCTCGAATCGATCCTGCCCGAGCACGTGGACGTCAAGGCGTTCGTGGGCACGGCGTGGGCCGCGCTGCTGGCCAACGACACGCTCATGCAGAACGCGGTCAACAAGCCGGACACGCTGCTGGTCGCCCTGTTCCGGTGCGCCGCCAAGGGGCACCAGCCGGGGACCGAGGAGTACTACCTGACCCCCCGCGACGGCGGGGTGCTCGGCATCGAGGGCTACCGGGGCATCGTGGAGCGGATGTACCGCTCGGGCGCGGTGGCCAAGGTCGTCGTGCGGGAGGTCTGCGCGAAGGACTACTTCCGGTTCATCGAGGGCGAGGACGACAAGCCCGTCCACGACTTCGGGGCGCGGCGGGGCGGGACCACCGGGGCCGACTTCTTCGGCCAGGACGGCGACCCCGACCGCGGCGCCATGGTCGGCGTCTACGCGGTGGCCAAGCTCATGACCGGGGACTGGTCGCGCCCGGTGCTGCTGTCACGCAACGACGTGTTCGCGTACCGGGCCGCCGGCGGCTGGAAGCCCACCGACAAGTACAGCCCGTGGAACCGGCTCGACGCGGGACCGGAGCACCCGGAACTCACGGGCCGCAGCATGTGGCTGAAGTCCGCGGCGCGCCGGCTGGAGCCGTGGGTGCCGACATCGGCGGAGTACCGCCGCGAGCAGATCCGCGCCGCTGCCAGCGCGGCAGCGGCCAGCGGGCAGGGCATCCCGCTCCTCGGGTCGGTCGAGTCCCCGGACGCGGAGATCACGGACGCGGAGATCATCGAGCCGACCGCCATCGCGCCGAACGGCAATGAGCCCGCCGCCGGCGAGGACAGCACCGAGCCCGGCAGCGCGCCCGCGCAGCAGGTCGGCCAGATCGCCAGCATGTTCCAGGACAAGTTCGAGTTCAAGCAGACAGAGGGACGCCAGGTCGTCACGATCTCCGAACAGATTGCCGGGCGGGAGCTGACCGGGCCGAACGACGGCCATGCGCTGTCCAACCTGTCCGGGGCCGAGGCCCGGAAGCTGCTCAGCACCCTGGACCCCATCAAGGATCGCGGCCTGCTCATCGAGCACCTGGCAGGCATGGGCGCGTCCGATGGCTAGCACCTCCCCCTCGCTGCTGCCCCTTGGATGGGACAGCGCCCCGGCAGGAGAGGACGGCGGGTCATGAAGGGCCTCGGCTGCAACCAGGTCACGGTCCTGGAGAAGCTCGCCAGTTCCCCGCAGGGACTCACCTCCGCCGACATCGCCCCCCTGTTCCCCGGCGGGTCGCCGCGAAGCTGGGCGTTCAACGTCCTGTCCTCGCTGGCGGACCGGGGGCTGGCATGGCGCACCGGGGGGGCGCGGCGCTGCCGCGGTGCCGGGCGGCCCCTCACCGTCTGGGCGGTCACCGCCGCGGGACGGGACGCGCTGGCACCGCAGCCGGCCCGGGGGCGGGGCGACCGGGGCCGGCACCAGCGGATCCGGCTGGCCCGCCAGGAGGCCGTCCGCGACGCCTTCACCGCCGGGATGGGACCGGCGACACCCCGGGACGTGATGAGGGGCAGGGCGCTGGCGATGACTGCTGCCGGGTGCCATGCCGGTGACATAGCTCTCGTGTTCGCGGTGCCCGTCCCCGCCGTGGCGAGGCTGCTGGGGGAAGGCGGTCCGCAGTGAAGCCCCCCGGATCGAACCTCCGCCGTGTCCGGCTGCAGCCAGCCGGGCCGTGGTCCAGGGCCGTCCCGCTGCCGAGGACCGGGGGGCTGGAGCGGGGCAAGATCGCAGCGACGGGAAGGGCCGGTTTCCCGGCACGCGCGGAGCCGATCCGGCCCGTCAGCCCCAAGCGGGCACGGGTAAACCGGGAGCGCGCGACGATGGCCGACCGCCGCTGGCCTGAGCGCCGCGACGGCACCGTGATGTGCGCCAACCCGCGCTGCGGCAATCGCGCCACCGATCTGCACGAGATCGTCCGGCGCAGCCAGGGCGGGTCGATCGTCTCGGACGAGAACACGATCCCCCTGTGCAGGCCCTGTAACGACGCCCTCGCTGACGGCCCCGCGTGGGGTTACGAGCTCGGGCTGATCCGGCATGACGCGCTGTGCTGCCGGGGCCGTGACGTGTGCGAGCGGTACTCGGGAGGTGAGACGCCGTGATCTACACCAAGCCGGCGCTTGACGCGATTGCCGACCAGTCCCTCGCCGCCATCAGGGACGGCCGGGACGAGTACGACCCCGAGGCGGTCCGCGTCGCCGGGGACATAGCGGCGGTGCTGGCCGAGCAGTTCCCCGGTGACCGGGTGACGGCGGGCCGGGCGATCATCTGCGCCGTCCAGATGGCGGCGGCTCTCGGGGACCAGCTCAGGGAGCAGGGCGCGGAGTCCGGCTCTGTCGTTGACGCGCTCACCGACATCCTCGCCCTCGCCGCCGAGCAGATCGTACGGGAAGCAGGTACGCCATGAAGATCTTCCGCCGCGCCGCCCGCCAGCAGGCCCTGGCGGACCTTGACACGGCCATAGCCCGGTCCGAGCGGGACGAGCAGCCCATCCCGGCAGGCTCCCTGATCGCCACCAGGACGGGGAAGATCGCGCACGTCAAGTCGGGCCTTCCCGGTGAGCCGGGGGCACGGTGCGAGGCGATGAGGCTGTGGACGGACTGGCGGATCGTC